GTTGCATTCCTGTATGGTGCCTGGATAATATTCGACACTCTGGCGTTCGGTAACGCCGTGCGGGGATACCCGTCACTTCTGGTGTCGATACTGTTCCTTGGTGGCATCCAGCTAATCGGCATCGGTGTGCTCGGCGAGTATATCGGAAGAATTTACATTGAAACCAAAGCAAGACCTAAATATATTTTGAAGGGGAAGAACAGTGTTAAATAAAAACACGGTGGCTTTATATTCGATATTTTCGTTATGTGTTTTCGCATTATGCCTTTATATATCCTTCAATAACCCCGTTACATCTGACGGAGCATCTTTATTTTTAGAAGCAAAGGATATGGCTGCTGGAAACATTCTGCTACGAGGATGGACTCTTTCTACTGTATCGTTTTATTTTACTGAAGCTATATGGTATGCGATGGTGATCAGGATTTTTGGTGACAGCATATACCTGATGTATGTGTTACCAGCCACATTTTATACGATTGCTATTGTGTTGGCCTTTGCATTATCACGTACAGATGGGAAAAGAAAATGGTCAATCGCAGCGCTAATTCCATGCGTAATCATATCCTCTCCTCTGGCATCAACCATGACTTTGGAGACGTGTGTACACGTTGGAACTATCATATTTGCTCTGGTTTGCCTAAATGCGCTTAAGTGTGATAGGCATACAACCATTAAACAGACATGCGTTGCGACTCTCACTGCTGCATCTGTATTCAGCGACTCGATATTCAACTACTATATAACTATACCGATAGCCCTGGCTTTTGCTGTGAATGTATTATTAAACAGGGACTTCAGCAAGTGGCGATATGTAGTTGCAGTTATTATTGGTGTTTTCATAGCAAAGTTACTTGCTATAATAGCAAATCATTTTGGTTTACTAAACGCGCCAGGGACACAACCGCCAGCATTTGTTAGCTACGATAATATTCCGTCCAACCTGAATCTTTTCATTGTTGGTATCATCCAGTATTTCGACGCCTTCATTTTTGGAAAGCAGTTGTCTGCAAGCAATGCGCTGATATTCGGCAGATTTGCAGTGATGATGCTTTGGTTGGTTCTTTTAGTTGTAGCTATCAGAAACAGATTCAAAGAGACTTTTGTTGATACTGTATTGGCAATTTCTTCGGTATTACTTCCAGTCGCATATGTGGCAAGTAACATGCCTGTAGACCTCGGAACTACAAGGTATCTGGTTTTCTCTTTTATTACTGGGTCTGCTTTAATTGCTCGTTATCTCAATTCAAAAGCAGATCAAAGACTCTTTGCATTTGCTTCAACAATTATATTGATTGTTGTTTTTGCCCCAAGCGGAAGATACGAACTACCTAATTCTAGGGTACAAGACATTAGTAGCTTTGTGCGTGATAATAACCTCGGTGATGGCTACGGCACATACTGGGTTGCGTCTGGTGTCACTCTTTTCAAAAACGGGGATGTAAGGCCAATTACGTTTACTGAAGAAAACAAAGCTGTTAGGTTAAACTGGCTGTCCAATAAAGCATGGTACGGTTTTAAATCAAGGTATATCGTCACAGAGTTCAAGCATGATGTAAGTAAGATATTACATCAGTTCGGTTCCGACGCAACAGTTAAAGAAATAGACGGAGCGTATATCATTTATTATAAAGATAAAAGAGTTACTATCCAGTAAAAAAGGCGCGAAAGCGCCTTAATCATTCGTCATAAAAAGACATCTATTTTTGTCTGTTATCAAATTCAGAATGAGCCCAGATCACAATCATGATTACCGACACTGCTGCATTCGTCAAGGTGAATGGTTGCCATGAAAAAAGGTATGACAAGAGGTTTACAGCACTTAGTAATGCCGCAAAACGAACCAAATATTGTATTAGTAAAGCCATATATGCCCCCGCTATAGTGGGGGCATTGTACACAATTAATAGCAATACTCAAAAGGAATAATAATTATGAAATGATATTCATCCCTTCTTGCTTGTTAGACGCTGAGTTAACGTATTGACTTGATGCGTTTCCGGTGCATACGTTGCCATACGAAACTATGCGATCTCCCTCGATATGAATTCCCTCTTCCTGTGCTGTCGGGAGCGAACCTAGTGGATTTCCACAACAGGTATTGCCAGACACAGTTAGTTTGCTGCTTATCCCTGCGTCACTCTGGATGCTAATGCCTCTATTTTTGTTGTCGTTGCAGTTGTTGTTAGAAATCGTTCCAAAATTGCATACTTCAACTGATATACCGTGAGTTCCATTAAAATACACGCTGTTCTCTACAACATTTATATCATTACACCTAATGAGCACTACTCCTGGCTGATTAAGAACCCTTCCTGAGCTGACCCAATTGTTAGATATATCAGGGTATACCACATTGCGCATAATGACCCCTGAGGAATCATTTGAATCAATGTCACATCCAGTTACCTTCTGAACTCCAAATTCTACATTTGGATAAGCGTCTTCGTCCTTGTAATGCAAGAGACCAGAATCACGATTGTAATATACAATACAATCCCTGAACCATACAGAAGGAAGGCCAATAGTTCTGGCCCCTACTCCAGCGCTTCGTGATATAAAGCATTTGTGGAATATTACCCATGTACCAATTGTTCCCTGAGGATCGACTTTCGGTGTATTAAGAAGATTCTCTCCTCCTAATGATCCAGAGAATTCACAGGAATCAATAAACCAGTTTGAAACACCATCAAACCATGAACCAATCCCACCATGGAATCGACAATCCCGCATATTGCCGTTCGTGGTGAAGTAAGTATGGAATGGGCGATGCCCGTCTACAGGATAAACATTAACGCCTTCCCACGAGATACCGTCAATTCTACCATCCCACTGTTCATTACGTGAGCAGTGAACAATAAAGTCTGTTGCCTCTGAATCGTTAATTTCGTACAGATTGGTTGAATTACCGCGCACAATATACGTATCTGTAAGGGTAAAAAATTTCGTATAAATATCACCAGCCGGAAAGATAAGCGCCCCCGTAGCCGCAGCGGCTAAAATATACGCCTTATTATCAAACGCACTCCCGGCGTTCGGCACAACACCAAACTCAGTGGCATCACCCGGACCAGTGATACGTTTCCACGCATACGTAGAGCCAACCGCAATAGTGCCACCATCGTCCGTTAAGCCAGTTTTATCGACGCACTGAAATACGCCAGCACCATAACCCTGATGCTCTGTATGCCAGCCTGTGAGTAGGGCGTAATCGCCTATCTCATTTGAATTATCATCACGCATTTCCTGGAATGATTTGAATTTTAATTCTAGCTTGTTCAATGTGTCATATACGTTACTGTCTTTATACCCTACTTTTTTAGATCCATCCGGCTCAGCCAGTTCTTGTCGGAACTGATCTGGGTCATACTTCAATACGTTAGCAATATAATCAACCTGAGAACCATAGGCATCATAGATAGCCATGCTATGACCCTGAACGGTGACAATTTTCACCAGTTGACCGTTGTATACGATTTTACCGGCTGAGTTGATAATTAGCGGCTGAGCAATCTGGACGTGAGATCCATCCTCATTTTCAATGTATACGGGTATCTGATTGGCAGGATTAACAGGATCGGTATCAATCTTACCAATGTAAATTTTCCCATCAGCAACAGCTTTAAACGAGCGGGATTCAGTGAAGATTGGACGAGGGTTAGAAACAACTACGTTGGCAGTGATATCTGACATTTACTGTGCTCCTGGTACAATGAATCGCCACAGTGTGGCTACGGTGAATTTTGGGCATAAAAAACCCAGACTGAGCTGGGTCGTTGCATTGGTTATCTGTCAGTAGTGATGTAATGAAGGAGGTAATTCTTTATTCTTCAACCTTATCCATGCGGAAATAACGTTCTATCACCCACAGCTTGCTTTGCTCCCCCTTGCGCGTACCTCATGGTATCCTGCACAAAACTAAGGAGGTTGGCGTGTTAGAAATAATAGTATTCGTTCTTGGTATAGCCTGTTGCGCACTCTATGCAGAGTTAGTTTCCCTCAAGAAAAAGGTTAAGGCATTAGATCACCAATATGAAATTGATGCAAAAATTGAGCGATTAACGGAAGAGAATACACACTTAAAAAATTCCATAAGGATACTAACTGATGACAACTACAAACTGTCCAATGCACTGGCTAAGTGGGAAATAGTAAGTTATGAAAGAATGACGGACATGATTTTTTCGTCTTATATGGCTACAAAATCTCCTGAAACATCAGGAAAAGGAATAATTGCAGCTATTGAAAAGAGAATTAAATAGCCATCCATGGCGTTTAATCACTGCTGTGTTGCCTGGTTAGCCAGTAGCGGCCTTACGGCCGTAGCAGCCTGATTCAGTGCTCGCTCATATGCAGGCGTACCCGGCTTGGTGTTAGCCAGCCTGAGTAGCATATTTCTTACTGGCTTGCTCTCATACACCCTCATTGCCAGGCCATACCCGGCTTCTGCTGCGAGTGACTTCCCTAAAGTAGGTATTGCCGCGCCTAACCTTACCGGATTTGCCAGCGCCTGCCCTGTCTGTGTGACAACATTTGCCGAGTCGGACCTGGCTGTTTGTCTCAGCACATCATGAAGCGCATCAAGTTCCTTAATGTGGCGGCCGCTGAAAATGGTGTTGTAAATCTCACCTCCTGATTGCGCTTTTAATTTGTTTACTTCGGTTATGAACTTAGCTGGAGAATCGCCAGTTTTTTCAGCAATCTTGCTGATGTATGCAGCTCGCATCGCATCATTGCCTTTGCCATCCAGGGCGCTCCATATGCGTTTCACGTCTGAAGGTTTCCTGCTGTATACGACGCTATTAATTAGCTCAGGAGTAGCTTCATTGCTGGCCTTGTTGAGTTTGTTTGCGATGTTCTTGTTCAGAACCTTGTTATAGACATTTGCATAATCTGAATTGGCTTTCAGATATGCTGCCGCGTCCGACGCGCCAAGGCTTTTCCCAACGGCGTTTCGCAAATCACGACTCATTGCGTTCTCCACCATGATAGTGGCTGCCTTGGCCTGATTAGGGAATACCATCGAGTCCCCCTGAACGTTAGAGCGAAACGCCGTTCTGTGCTGACGCAGAAGGTCAAATGTCATATCCAGATCGGTTGCCGGGTTGATGATTTCATCACGAAGGCTGCGCAAAGAAGACAAGAGGTTCTTATTTGCTGAAGAACCGAGCCTTTCTTGTCTTGCAATTGCTGTATTCAGCGCATTCATCGTGTTAGAGGTATCAATCGCTGCGTTTCCCATCTTGTTTGTAACATCGTTGATAACCGCCCCGGCTGCATCCTTTCTTCCTTTCAGCGTTCTGGTTAGGGACTGCACAACATCATCAGGATTGTATTCTCCAAAGCGGTCCAGATAATTACTTATCAGTTTGCTGCGGGTAGCGTATTGCTCTGCTCTCTTGCTGCCAGTGCCAAGGATTGCCCCTTCACCACCCTGAACCAACCCCTTTCCAAGGGCTCCCATTTCGTTAACCGGGCGTGCAATATCCGATGTCATGGGGGTTATACCCATGCTTTCTGCGGTATTGATTAGTTGCTTTGCTTCTGGCGCAATCGTTCCTTTTACTGCAGTTATGCCCCGCCCAATCCCTTTTGCTACAGCAGATAAAGCTCCCTGAGCGCCAAGGTTGATGGCGGCGTTCTTTGCAACGTTACCAGCAAAATCACCTTGCTGATTAGCGGCCTCAGCGACTGAACCGATAGCCATATTCCCCGCCACGCCAGCGCCGGGAACAAGATATCCACCAATTGTTTCGCCCGCCTGTGCGTAATGGTCTGTTGGGCGATCAACTGGGCGATATACGTCATCCAGCACTTTCGGGCCGCCTAAACCCTGGCTGATTGCATTAATCAGGCTGGCTCCGCCCTGCAATACATCAAACGGGATATTTACGAGCCCACGCCCAGCCTGCTCTGCAATCTGTCCTGCTGACTGGCCACCAGTGAGGAAGTCGCCAGCCCGTTGCATCAGGGATTGCTCAGGCTGCTGTGGTTCTTCCTGCTGTGATGATTGTTGCTGAGTTGTCGGCACCGGATACGCAGCATAGAAAGCCTGTTTAGCCTGCTCAGCCTGATCGCCTGCCTGAGGTGCAACCACTTCATTGAAGTATTGCTCCTGAGCCTGTGCCTTCTGTTCTGGTTCCAATGCCTGATATTGCTGAGAGGCAATAACGTCTTTCCATGCCTTAGCCATTAATCACCCCATAGTGAAGAGAAGTTGCTGTTGGATGCAGGCTGTGATACCTGTGCAGGTTGAGATTGCTGTCGCTGAGATTTACCAACATTAACGTTATATTGTTGGTTGTAATTGTTGGTGTATTCCTGAATCTCACGAATCGACTGCTGCATAGCCTCCGGGCTTGAATAATCAACCTGCGGCATCCCCTGAAAATACATCTTCGCTTCTGCAACGGTGTTAATACCACTAGCCCCCATGTCCCTTGCTGCCGCCACACCCTGATTCTGCATTCTGCCCTGAATACGTTGTGCTGAGTTATATAACTGGCGCTGCTCTTTTCCTGTTAATCGGCTGCGAACATCAGCACCAATTGCCGGGTTACCTGCACCGCCTGTCATTCCTGTCATGAAATCGAGAGCAGAAGCGTCTGCATTTGCGATCGCGTCGATATCCTTCTTCATGGCATAGTTTTGTGCTGATGCAGACGATGTTGCAGGCGCTGCGATTGAACTGGCAGGAACGCGAACCATATTCCCCTCGTTGTCGATGCCTTCGTAGAACGCATTAGCCCCAGCGCCGTGAAGCTTCCCGCCTACCGTTACAGTTCTGCCATCTGATAACTGAACTGTACGCTCATCATTCCCAGCGATTCCTCTTGTTGACTCTCGCTGCATTGCCAAATCCTGACCTCGTCGCGCAGTAGAAGCAGATAAGTCCTGACCGCGCATCGTGATGTTCTGACCTCGTGCTGTTAGCGCCTCTCCTGCCTGATTGCTGCGGATTGTCTCTGCCAGTCTGCCTCGGTCAATCTCGCGACCTGTCAACTTGTCCTGAATATCAAAATACTTTTCTGGTCCTACCGCGTGCATCCCAATAAGGTCTGTTAACTGCGTGAAGCCTTCAGGGCTTTGTTGATATGTCTGCCACGCCTGTTCAGGAGATACGCCAATTTGCTGCAGCGTATTCTGGTGAGTGGCAAGCTCTCGTATCACCGCTTCTGGCCCCTGAGCGGCGGCAATGTTCAATCGTGCAGACATATCTCCCATTGCCTGATTGCGATCAGCATCAACAAACCCCATGCCCTGACGAATTGTTTCAATCTGGTCTGGATTGGTGGCTGCAAGTTGACGCAAGGCGTCGCGATCACCTGCCGCATAAGCCTGACCGAAAGCTTTTTGAAAGTCAGAAAGCCTCTGAGCAGCCTCATTCTGCTGTATTGCCTGGCCAACTGCGCCAAGCCCCTGAGCAAGTTGAACTCCAACGTTTGGGCGCTGGCTAAAGTCGTAGTTTGATAGTGATGGCTGCCCGGGCGCGTTTTGGTTTGCCACCTGCATTGATGGCAGTCCGGCGAGTTGAAATGTAGCCACGATAACTCCTTAGAAGAGTGAGCCAAGCAATCCGATACCAGCACCGATACCAGCGCCCCATGGCGTGGAAGTACCTAACAGGCTTGCAATACCAGCACCTGCAAGCGCACCACTCGTACCGCCGCTAATGGCACTTCCAAGCGTGGATTGACCAGAACCCTGAGAGCGGATAGCCGCCATCTGTTGTGCAAGATTACCTGCGTTATTTGCATAGTTCTGTCCTGCCGATGCCTGGCCTGCTGCCGCAGACTGACCAATGTTTAACAGGTTGCCATAGTTTTGCATCTGTCCGGAAAGCCAGTTTTGCCCAAGCGTTGGTGCAATGGCCGCCAGTTGGTTTGATGTCGCAGTCGAGCCAAGTCCACCTGTCGCCTCGGCGGCATTAAGGCTTTGATAGCTAGCCTGATCAGCCAATTGTTTATACTGGCCTGAGTTGTAATACTGATTGAGAGCGCTGTTCTGGCCTTCCAGCGTTGATAGCTGCTGAATCTGCTGGAGAGCCGGCAAACCTGCGGCGGCGTAAGGTGCCAACTGTTCCATCACACGATTGAATTGTTGGTTTTGCAGGTCTGCGGCGTACTGTGTTGCTCTTGCGGCCTCTTTTGCCCCGCTGCTTGATGAGCCGCCTTTACCGCCTTTTTCAGGATAATAAGGTTCCTCACCGCGCAGTTTCCTGCCCAGCTTAAATGCATATAACATGGCTATCTCCCGTGATTCAGGAAGTCGATTAGTTCTTCGCGTGTGGCGCTGTAAAACGTCACGTCATCTACGCCTTTGAAGTATTTCTTAATGGTTCCCACACGCTTAAGGCCAATCATTGCGCAGTACATCTGACCGTGGCGAAATTTGCGTGCAGCAAATGATGTAACGCACTGAACGGTGGTATTGGTGAGAATATATCTCCAGAACGCCAGGCCGATTTCCTTGCTGAAGCCGCGAATCTCAGGCAGGTACATGGCGTGGCAGTCAAAGGTCAGCGGCTGAATCTCGTTGTAATACACGATGCCACCGAACTGACCATGTACGTTCACTTCGAAATAGCGGCACTCAGGCTTGTAGTCGTATCCGTCACCGTTGTTGCTCCCGGCGATGATGTCGGGATGGTTGCCGACCATTTCTATCAGGTCGATATTGCGTGTTGGAATGAATGTAATCATTAATCAATCAACCCATGTGCACGCAAGGCGTCTTCCAAAGCCTTAGTGCGCCGGCGCTCAGTAATTAGAGCATTGGCTATAGCCTGGATTTCAGATTGCGTGTAAGTATCGCTAACGGCGAATGTCAGGTCAGCATCGAATACGCCTTTATTCGCCGTACCTGTTGCCGCGGTCCATCCAGTCTGGCGAGCGCCAACAACTTTTGTACCGTTAACAAAATAACTTCCTGATACGTTAATGGATGAGGCAAGAGTTTGAGTTCCTGTTCTGCTGAGTGAAACATAATCAACGATTATATCTGATACCTTACCGTCGATATCCTGAACTTTTATTTTCAGACCATTAACATCATTCTCTATTTCAAGAAGCTTTACTTTTATTCCTGAAATATCCTCTTCTGTTTTTGTAATTCTTTTTTCGTGCTCATCAAGAATTACATCCTGCTCATCATTTCTGACCTGCGCATCATAAGCACCTCCTCCTGCCTGATTTGCCTTTTCTGCAATGGAGCCAACATCAGTACCCTGATTTATGACATACAGAAGGTAAGACCGACTGAATATGTTGCGAGGGAGAATAGATGCATCAATGCGTGTAGCCTGAACCACGACAGGCTTATTAAGTGACGGGTCTGCCATATGTTACTCCAGACGAATTTGACACCCGGATAGTGTTACAGGTGATTTGGTGATTACCCGCAGCTTGAATCCGATTAATCGACGAATACGACCTACACGCTTCCATAAAACTCTCTTGTCGTACACAAACGGCTCATTCTGCTCAATCATCTGTTCGCGACCGTAATTGATTCCGTCTGTGGTTGCAGACAGGAACAGGCGGTCAGCGTACTGCGCAACGCCTGTCGAGGATTCAACTTCCAGATCGAAGCATCTGGCGTTATCCGCTTTGAACAGCGGAGTAAACAGCAGATGTTCCTGTTGCTTGTCGTACTGGCTGCTGATATCGAATTGCAATTTCCCGGTCACGGACTCCAGCTTATCGCCGCACGTTATCTGATTGCCTTCGTAAATGAAGTCGATAGCGCGGTACACATCGTCATACAGGCCTGTTTTCAGCACACACCATTGCGGACCATTGGAGCTTGAAGATGCGTCGTACACGAGAACATGGCGCGCAAGATGGATAATCAGCAACTCATGCGCATCAAATCGCAGAGACTCCATCACGCCATCAGCCAGTTCATCAGCAGTGTAGGAGCGTAGTATTTTCTCAATGCTCGCGCTGGCGATTGGTGACACCTGACCGGAGCCGATGATGTATACAGACGGCGCGCCTGTTGCCGGATTGCTGATGAACGCATACGAATCAGCGAATGGCGTTTTACAGTAAGTCCCGGCAATGCCTTTCTGCACCATCAGTGATGGCTGTGCGACATACAAAGCGGCACCAACGGTGGTTGCCCCAGTCAGGGAAAAATATTCAATCGTCGATGAACCAAAGCAGACGATGAAGTCTCGCCATGTTCCGATGCCGAGGATACCGTCCGGCTGCGATTCTGCGCGATATTGTGCGCTGTAACGGTCAGGATGCGATTCGTCTTCAAGGTCAGTGATAAACCATGAATCCGTGCCGTCTTTTGACCACGCATAACGCCCACGTAAGCGTGTAATGTCGCGGACTGAACCTAACTCATACTGAGTGAATCCGCTGTCTGCAGGCCAGTTTGAGACGGTTTTGACCGTGCCATCATAACGATACTCGACCAGTTGACCATTAACACCTACCGCCTGTGATGTCCGACCATGCGCCATTGATACGCGACCACTTCCGGCAACATCACCGACTTCACTTTCTCCTTTGTAGAGCTTGCCACCACACACGCGATAAACAGCATTCTGCGCCATGTTGTACTCGACTCCGCGCGATACACCGTTCACATCAGAACGTTTGGCAATGCCAGGGAATGAGCGAAGATATCCGCTGCTGTTGAGGATTTCTTTGGGTGTAGCCAGCATATTCACTGGCAGATAGTCGATATAGTCGGCATTTCGAAAGTCTTTGCCGACACCTTTCATAAGCGGAAGTTGCTGAATCGGCATTTATTCGCTCCCGTTATCGCAAGGTTCCTTCCGGTGGAAGTAATTCCAACCATTCCACTTCGCCAACTGGTTACCACTACCAACAGGCATACGGTTTGGATAACCGGAATTACATTTAGCGGCTTTTGCTCTGTCCATTGCAGACAGTTTGACGAGTCGCTCTTTCCCGTATCTGGCAGTAGTTATAAGTTTTGCAGGCGCTTCCAGCGCATAATCCGGAGCAATGCGGCAGGCAAGGTTGAAAATGACGGCATTGATAGCGTTATTTGATAAACCGTGCTCATCGCCCGGATCTGGAGCGACATCTGCATCAGCGAAAATGTAGCCAACGTTGATGCCAGGTGACGCATCACCGCCAAGCCATTCAGCCATCATCATTTCAAGGTCGTTGACGCTGTCTTCCATAGACTGCGGTTCGACATCGGTTAACGTGGCATTTGATGCCACACCGAGCTTACGTAATGCCGCAAGAACTAAATCACCCTTCGTTGTCAGGTTCATCTGCTGCCGCCTTAGGTTTTCGACCAGGCTTTTTACGCTGCTTTTCTTCTGGCTCTGGATCTGGCTCTGCAACGTCCTTCAGAAGGTCATCGGGATGTGCAAACCAACCAGCATCCAGATATTCCTGAATCTCTTCGGCTTTCACGATTTCAAAGTCGTATCCAACGCCTTTCCACTTCTTCATGTCGCCATGACGAAAGATCATGTGTGTCATGCTTGTCTCCAGATAAAAAAGGGAGCAGAAGCTCCCTCTGGTTATCACGCAGTCTGGTTAGGCAGACCAACACCAATTGCCTCTGGTCGTACAGCACATGCTGAATACCACACAGCAATACGGCACTTACCAGACAGAGTGTTGATATCACCCTGCGTTGCGAAGATGCCGTTAACACCAATGCTAGGAATGCTGAAGGAAGACGTTTTCATACCAGCAAACAGTTCATGGGTTACCGGGATCGGCTGAGACAGCAGACGGATTGAGTCATCAGCCCAGAACACGTTAGCGGTGGTTGTTGCCACGTTCAGAACGTTTACCGGAGTGGTATCAGCAAGAGATGTGTTTACGTTAGCGTAAGCCTTCTCTTCTTTTGTCAGTGACGCGTCATCCAGTGCAATCGGTTTCGGCGTGATTTCGATGTGAGTACCATCGATCACACGGGTGATTGAGAAAGTAGCATCATCAGTCAGCACGTTCTTCGCCATCTGAGACAGGAATTTCACACCAGTGAAACTGATTTTGTCGCCGCGCTTAAATCCGGTGGTGGTGGATACGGTCACCGTTGCAACACGGTTGTCGACGTTCTCTTTGTTACCATCGGTATCAAGGGTGTATGCCTGCGGCTTAAACTTCTGCGCACCAGAAACAGTTACACCAGTAGCGGTTGACTTGGTAACTGCCGGAAGTTTCGGTGAGCGAAGAATTTCATCAAAGCCAGCAATCTGACGCTGAATAGTACCGTTGCGATACGCTTCTTCAGGAACGCGACCGAAGATGTCACCATCTACCAGGTTGCGGCCTGCTTTGCGGTAATCGTCAGGGTTCAGGAAGTAACTGATGCCCATATCGCGGTTTAACTCACGGGAGAACATCAGGCGCTCTGCATCAGACACAAAATCCCAGCCAGACAGGCCAGTAGATGGACCAATTGCGCGGGTATCGTGAACAACAAGCGAGCCCATTTCAGTTGCCTGTTTGGCAATCGCTGACTCAATGTTATTCGCCAGTTTTTTGGCGGATGCCTGGATGCGTCGACGGTAAGAACGCTCATCACGCAGGTCATCTGCACGAAGCTCGAAGAAATCGTTATCCGGATCGCCCATGTTGCATTTCACGGAGAGTTCCAGAATCCCGGTTGCGTTGCCAGTTAAATCCCAGCCAGTCTGGGTTGGCGCTTCCTGCTCAACAGGCATCCACACGGTGTTGCTTGAACGTTGCATGGATTCTGCCGGAGGGGTGTATTTTGTCACTTTGGACGCCATTGGCGTCAGGTTCTGGACGGTTTCGATGATTTCATCCAGAGCATACGTGACCAGTTGACCTTCATTTAATGCCATTATCGAATTCCTTTATTCAGTTGCGCCTTGAGCTTGCGGTACGTCTCTACATCCCCTTTGTTTGCTGCCGCCTCCATCTGCTTTTCAATCGCAGAGATATTTGCAGCAACAGCGTGTCCCTGAATGGGTTCATCAGGTAACGGGGCTTCTGAAACAGGCTTGGCTCTAGGCTTGAGAGTTAAACGTTCTGACAGTCGAGTGAGTTCAATCAGCGCGGATTGCCCGTCCATCGCCAGCAACTGGCGTGTTTTCTCAGGATTAGCACCAAGGTGATACATGAGAGCGGCGGATTTCTCCGGGAAGAGGCGCATGATGTCGGCACCGACTGCTGGCGGCACCAGTTGCATGAATGCATCCTCTTTCTCCTGATAGTCAGGGATATTGAGCTTTTCCGCTGCATCGTAGTGCTTACGGGCAGCCTCGACGTATTGCGCTGATTGCTGGGTGAACTCCTGAGTTTTGCGACCCTGCTCGGCGACAGCCTGGCTTCGTGCGTCCATAGCCTTGATCTGCCATTCACTGTTTGCCTGCTGGAAGGCAGCCAGTGCGCGGCTCTGGTCATAGTCGTACTTAGCCAGTGCATCTTCGGAAAGATAATCGTTAGGGTCTGGTTGTTTTGGTAACTCAGGGTTCACCCGCAGGTGCTCCGGCAACTCTCCACGCTTAACCGCTTCCATCTGCTGCTCAAGCTCACGCTGGCGTTTGCGTTCGATGCGGCGACGGGCAAATTCAGCATTAGTTGCCGGGTCTTGTTTTGGTTTCTCATCGTCTTTCAGGACAATCTCGAAGCCTTCTTCCTGACCTGCGTTGTCGTTGGCATTATCGACAACTAAGCCATCAGCAGATGCCGCTGCATGATTGCCGGTCAGGGTTAATTCTTCAGAAGACTGAATGTCGGTGGTTTGGTCCATGATTAACTCTCTCTTATTGAGGTGTCTCGGCTACTCCGCCGGAGGGGATTTGAACTTGACGCATAAGATTCGCGAAATCCATGCGTTGTGAATGAGTCTGGTCTGCATCTTTAAGAAGCAGCTCAGCGTTAGCACGAGCATCTTTGCTGCGCTGTTGCTGGAATTGACCTACGAGCTTGAGGTACTCACGCAGTTCTGCCTGCTTGTCGAGGTCCATATTGTTGAAGATTTCTGCAATCTTCGCGGCGTTGAGTTGGTTTTGGGCTTCAACCTTGGCGGCTTCAACCTGAATCTGCGCCTGTTGGTTCTCTGCCTTGAGCAATTCAGCCTGACCTTGCAGAAGGATACCCTGCGCCTGAATTTGCTCTGCTGATGGCTGCTGCGGCTGCTGTTGCGCCTGTTGTACCATCTCCATCTCTTCAGGTGTTTCTGGTTTCTTCAGCCCCATCATCACCAGTTGCTTGTTCGCGTACTCTCGCATCATCTCGACGCCTTTACCGTCAAGCAGCGTGAAGTATTGCAGCATCAGCATCTGGAACTCTGGAGTACCTTGCGGAACCTTGGTGAGTAACTCCTGAATCTCTGCGCGGTTCTGTTCCTTCATGCTCTGGAAGGATGGCCCAACGTCCGTATAGCACTCATAGCGACCACGAATGTCGTTGAGTGTGACCACATTGCCGGACTGGTAATCGACAACTTGCGCATAGAGTTGAACGTCTTTCTCGCTTCCATCTTCGAGTGTCAGCGTTACATGACGAGGAACGTCATAAATATCGTTGACCATTGAGGCATAAATCTCGCCATCACGTCGCATTGCGGTAGCCAGGTTATCCTGAAACACGTATGTCTCAAGGTCTGCCCGCATGTTCAGTTGATTGACGGTATCGAAAGCGACCTGAGAGTTTGCTGCCTGCGTATCCACACCAAGACTAGCCACTTCTTTCACTGCGTTGGTGGCAGCTTCAAGCATGTAAGCGTTGGCTTGCGGCACTTCAGGGTTTTCCATGTAGGAGATTGGACCAATCGGCAGGTCGTTACCGTTTTCATCAGTCCTGTTCTGGAGATAGTACGGATAGTCATCATTTCCACCGTACATGTATTCGTAGCCTTCGATTTGCTCAGGGAAGAAGGTCGGTTTCTTCTTCGGTGAACGAGCAACAATATCGGCGTTGAACGACATGATCATGTTACGAAGGCGTTGACCGTCTTTCGTCAGCCTTACCACTCCTTCGTAGCACTCCTTGTCACCAGCGAATGACCATTCGCCATACACTGGAACGATTGGAATATGCTCTCCGGCTATCTTCTCGCGGTCTTTCAGTATCTGCGTGCAGGTGATGATCGACTTATACACACGCCGACGCTTCACCTTACGCTCTGCTACCTTAATGAATCCACGATTAGCCAGGTCGTCGATGACGTCTTTGATATCCTGCTGGTAATAGCTGACCGGCTCACCTGTCAGCGGGTCGCGGTAGATGAAGACCCTCTCCTTCTTCTCTTCTACCTCGTAATACTCAGCGACGTAGACGACATCATTCGACACCCACGGGAATAGCCATGTATCGTTAGGATTCTGGAAAGATGGCAAGGTGTCCGGATCAATACCGTAATCCTCTGCGAACTCTTTCCAGCCATTGCGTGACAAAGCGTTAATCACCGTGCAGTGCTTAGCGTCGCTCTTATCCATCTGCTTGCTGTTGGCGTCCCATATGACGTGTGAGCAGGCTTCATGGATTGGCAGGCGTCTGATTACCTGATTGTTGCTTGTTGGATCGTTGTCTTCGTACTGTGTGACCAGACGCCATGCACCAACGCCGGACTCTATCTGCTCACGAACGCCAACGTTAACGGCAATTTTTGCCGTGTTATGGCGCATATCGGTACGATACATTCCCATCAACACATCGGCAGCATCAGGATTAGCGCCGTCTTTTGGTCGGAAGAGAACGTCGATAGGGTTCCGGCGCATCTCTGCGACCAGTTTCCTGACCACCGGGCGAACAACATCGAATTGTCCGCGATATTGCAGGGTGGTGTAGTTTGATAGCCAGTCATCCCATTGCGACACTCGGCTAAAATACAGGTCATTTGTCGCCTCGGTTCTGGCTTCATCGCTCGCCATCCAGTCCGCGTCAAACTTGCACAGAATGGAATTGAGTCTGTTTTCGTCGGCCATTTAAGTTCTCCGTGCGATGGGCCTGATTGGGGCTGGTATCTTTTTCTCTTTTGGTTTTTTGATGTCGCGCATCATTTTGGCGAAGCGGCGCATCATGTATGCATAGCGAACGGCGGAGAGCACGTCGTCGTTAAGCTTGACGATTTTCCCGTTTTCATCACGGTGATAGAGGCGAAACTCCTCAAAGAATGGCTCACAGGTGTTGAATACTTTGAAGCGACCATCAAGCATCATGTCGCGCAATTCAGTGATGCCAGGCTCAACAGCATTACCGCCATCAGGCCATGTCGCATGCTCCTGCAACATCATAAAACCAGCTTCCGCGTACTGCCCTTTAAGCTGCTCACCGCCACCCTTCTCGTGCTGGTTTCCGTCATGAGGCCATGCAGTTGGCACTTTATGCGCCCATGATTTAACGGCTCCCCACGCCTGAACGGCTGTTTTTTCTTTCGCCTTCCACACGCGTGAAACGTAGATTGTGTCTGCGTCCTTATCCCACCAAAGCTGAACCTGCGCCTGCGGGTGATCCCATCCGAAATCCATCCCGCCAATTACGTAGAAGTGATCAGGACACTCGAACGGCTGACACTTAATCGTCTCTTCCGGTATCTGGAATATTCGACCGCTACCCATCGTAGGAATACCGCGAGCACGCGCCTCTCTCTCATGCTCAGGATAGGATGCGATGATTTGCTCTTTCTGCTCGTCGGTGTAGTGCTCAGCGTCATAGATGGTCATGTTGACCACTTTCTGCGACTTACTGGGATTCTTCAGGAACTTGGTAACAACGTCAGACATCCCCATCAGCGGGGTAAACGTCAGAATTGAGAATTGCCCGTATTTGTTTGTACGGGTAAGACCTTCTCCATAGATGCTATATGGCGGCTCTTCGTCAAACCAGACGCCGTGAATTGTGTCGCCCTGCCAGCGGGCGCGGCCCTGTGAGTAAGGCTTAAAGTAGCATATTGAGATGCCATCTTCGACGCCTTCTGGCGTGTGGTGCTTAACAAGAAGGTGATCAACAAGATTAGGGAAGAACGGAGACTTCTTCCAGCTAATGATGTCCTCTTTCGGGATTGACCCATAGCCAGGTTCATCATTCTCTTCGATACGCCCGCACAGGATGCGTTGAGTCGTTTTGGTTACAGTCTCGTTTGTTTCACCGCCAATCCAGAAGACAACTGGCTCATAGAAACGCTTACCTTTCCACTCTCCGCCATATTTACCATCAGCCGGATAACCTTTCGTTCCCGGGTATCGCCCGGTAAGGTGAAACGCGACTTCAGCAGCGCCAGTAAATGACTTACCAAGCTGGTTACCAGCCATAAAACATCGCTCTGGATAGTCATGACCTGCGTCGATGAACTCACGCTGTTTGCTGTATGGCGTAAACTCATATAGCAAGTGTGTATTTCGGTAGTTCTCTTCTTCTTCGAGTAGCTCGAGCAATTCGATTTGCTCTTCGTCGCTCAGGTTATCAAGAATCGCGTCCAGTTCCACGGTTGAATAGCTCCTTGATACGAGAGCGGCGCTTATCGCGATCTCCCTTATCAGGTGTCACGTCCTCAACTTGCGACTGCTCTTTGAGGCCCAAATCACGGGCGATGATGTTAGCGTTGAGAAGGTCAGCGGCTGCGCCGGAGAATTTTTGGTCGTAGATGATTTGCTCTGCTCGCGTAACGACTTCAGATAAATCTTCTCTCAGGCGATATGTGCGCCATGTTTCAAGCGTCACATCAATGAACAGAGTGAGGCCAGTAATGGTCATCGCTCGCATCTTGGCGATAGGCTCTTGTATCACTTCACCCTGATACGAGAACGCCTTCATCTCCCATAGCGGGTTAGCTTCCACCCACTCGAAGTATTCACAACAAGCAGCCCACAGCGCCTCAGGCGATTCGAATTTAGGGTTTCGCCCATGACTACTGCGGGCCTCCCAAAATCGGTTGCCCTTTGGTGCTGCCATATTCATCTCACTTATTTGTTATTTCAGGTTGAGCATCATGCTCCGGTAGTGAACAGGTCTAACGCTTCCTTCGATTTACGCACCGCTTCGATTGTGCGGGTCGTGATATCTGAATTAGCGCCACCTGACTGGAAGTGAATTTTGAATAGCTCAAGCTTCAGCTCGTCAGTGCCAATGAATTGAAATGCTTCTTCTGCGGCTGCGTTCTGGTTCATGACCAGTTTGTAAATCTCTAACTGGAATTTCTGTTCTTCAGTCATGGGAATAATCTCTGCCATTGTTGGCTCCGTTTATCCGTTAAAAGGGATATCAGTTAAGTTATCCCGTGTGGGGTATAAGCCATTATCAAAGCCACTCAGTAAGGAATGGCTTTTGTGATGGCATCACTTACTCTTTACGCTGCTATCCCACTCATCCCGGAATTTTGATGGGTTATTGAAACCTTCTGCTGACATAACAACTCCTTCAATGTTTGGCTGGAATTAGGATGTCTTTCCATCAGTCCGCCACCACAAAGAATCTTTTTTGCCATCAGGCAGGAGGTTCATCTTTCAGTGGCTGCCAGTGTTATTTCCCCACTTTCTGGCTTGGGTTGTTTCGCTGTACTGCCGTAACTGGTGGTGCACAGATTTAGTTAAATCTGTTCTCGCCTGAACTATCTTTTACATACCCGGATTGTGGGGATGTAAATCACGGTTTCATTATCAAGCCCACCCGTAGATGGGCTTTGTAATGAAGAGTTGTTATGAAAATTGCTCTAAACAAGCATTAATAGCCATCAGAAGTAAGCGCTACAGATTTCAATCCCTCAATGTCATCCTTGGACAGGGCGAACCATTCACCGTGCTTTCTCTTTGCGGCAAATTTGCGATGAAGCATGTTTTCAGTTTCTCTTCCACCAGGGATCAGGCACTCAAGCTTCAAACAGTCTGGTCCAGAGTTGCCAAGCGATTTGATGCGTTGTGGAATGTTGGATGAATACCCAATTTTGGTTAGCCCAGTTTTCTTCGATGACAAAACGTATACCTGAGGAGGTTCTTTTCTCTGGTCTTCCATTACACGTCTCATTGTTGCCATAAGTCCGCCGTGCATCAGCATTTCAACAAAGAACGCTGACCGAACACCTGACGACTTAAGCATGCCAGAAAATTCACTTGCCAATTCCATTAACTCTGCGATGTTTTCAGGAACTTTTTGGCAGTTATCTTCCTTGTATAAGGAAATCATTCTTTGAAGCTTTTCTTCTAATTGGTTCATAGCGTCTTTACCTTTTAGAAAGTGAGCCTGTCTCACAGAAAAGCCGCCCCGAGATGGTCGCCACCATATACGGCAGTTCTCAGGCTCAACTTTCTGAAAGGCTCGGGTGATGTAATATGCGCGTGAGATGCGCTGTGAAATTCAGATGTAAAAAAAGCCCCGCATCGCGAGGCTCATTAAATGGACTTTGTGATTTGCAAAAAAATTATTTCAGGCACTGAGTCCTGATGTACTCCTGCAGGTAGTTAACCTGCGCGGTTATCCTGTCGATTCCACTTCGGAGACGGTAATAATTGAGTTCAGCATCTGCTGTAAGTCTTGGGCTTTCTCCATCGCCCATGCCGCTGGCTCCGGTCGTTGACTTTGCACAGGTGGCGGCGACTTGCAGGCGCTTACGACCAGCAGAAACATCAGCACGGAGACTTTCGATAGTCGCATTAGCATCAGCAAGCTCCTTTGTGTATCTGGCGTCAAGTTCTGCTACATCACGCTTACGCTTCTGCATATCAGCGATGATGGATGTGGCTTTATCGCGCTGCTCTTTGTAGGTAATGGCGTTATC